GTTGAATGGGATGATGATCAGACGGTCCAGTACAGCGTCCCCTCTGTCCCTCATCCTTGGTATCTCATTGGCTGAGAAGAGGAGCTTTGCGTATGGATCAAAGTCAAAAGGATCATATCCTTTGCGCTCAGCCTTGATCCGGTTGCCTGCCACCACCTTCTTGAACATGGCCACCTGTGATCCCATAAGGAAGTCATCAGATATGTCATCACCGATGTTGGCCAGCTTGCCGGCCATCATGGCTGTGCTGAATCTGTCTCCTACTTCCTTTAGGTCCAGTGCTGAGATGTTCTCATCACCAAGGATGGCCTTGATGCAGTCAAGGTATGTGGACTTTCCTCCACGCTTGCCTCCGGTCAGGATGAATGCTTTCCTCAGCTCATTTCTCCGGAAGAAGCAGTAGCCTATGCACTCCTCCAGGAGAGCTCTGACATCAGGATCCCTACATGCTATCCTGTCCAGCATCTTATCTGCAGTCTCGTTATAGGCAGCAGGCTCATAGTTCCATGGGATCTGATTGGTGACATACCGCTCAGGAGTGAATGGCAGCAGCTGGCCTGATGTGATGTCCAATACTCCATTTTTAAAGGCAATGTACCTTGCGTCAGCCATCTTTACCTTTTCAGCCTTCAGCAGCATGTACTTCAGCACTTCCTTCCGCTGGGAATCCCTGAGCCTTGCTATCTCATCAATCATGCTCCTCTCAATGTCATAGTATCCGGGTACATATGCACCATCCTTGTAGATGTGCAGCTGTCCGGACAGGTTCACCACATGATGCTGCTGCATCATCCAGTTGGCGAACTCATCAAAGAGGAAAGTGCTGCCATTGAAGAAGACCGGTTTGTCAAAGGCCTCATCCCTTGTGATAGTGTCCAGCTCTGACAGGGCCAGCGGATCTGACAGCACATACTCATTGCTGTTCTCCAGGATCCGCTTGATCACCTCCGGAGAAAAGTGATAAGCTGCCTGCAGTCTCTGGATGTAGCGGAAGATCTCCTGGTTCCTGCCTTCACCGTCCTGCATCTGCCACAGGTTCACTGTTGTCTCTACAGGCAGCAGCTCCTCCGGCACTTCCTGATATTCCTCCTCCGGGAACTTGTCATAGTCCGGAGGGAACCTCTCCACACCGTGGACCTTCAGAGGGATGTATGTGGATCCGCTGTGCAGATCTGCCACCAAGCCCACTGTCAGCTTCTTGTCAGCTCCTGACTTGATGTACCTCTTTGTACACTTCCAGTAGCTGTGACCTCCTTTGGTGGATGGAAGTGCAAGACACTTCCACTGGTTGTCCTCAGCCATCTGCAGGAAGGCTTCATACATGGCCTTGTCATCAAAGCTGATGTCAATGATCCCTGTGTTGAGGATCCCACCAAAGGAGTCACACTCCAGGAGCTCTCCAAAGTCTGAGATGTGGTCACGGCCTTTTACCTTTTCAGCAGGCTTCTTCCCTCTCCCTTCCACATATGTTTTAAAAATGTCACTGTTTCCGCTCCAGCTCATGGCTGTCCTTTCACTTCTTATTGTCTTTGATCAAGTTGTTCCACACTTTTTCTGTGCACTTGCCGTGCCAGAAGATGCATGTCTTCCTCTTTGTGAGGGAGAACTGTATATCTGAGAGATCCTCATCTGACTTGATGACCTTGCCACATCCGTCACACCTCACACTTGCTCTGGTGTTCCTGCCTCTAGCGTCATATTCCAGGCACTTTCCATACCTGAGGATCATCTTCTTAACATTGGATGCCAAAACCTGATAACCTCCTTTTTGCATAGTCTATATACCACTGCCTGTCCAGGTGATCCGGGCACTTCATCTCAGTGACATCGTCATTGACAATGAAGCACTTATCCGGAGTCTTCCCAAACTTGGCTTCCTCATATCTGCCGTCATTCAGCGTCCGGCACTTCAGGAGCCTTCCATCCTCAGGATCCTTAGAAGCAAAGACCCTGTAGGCCTTGTTCATGGACCGCTGCCGGCCGTCATAAACCAGCTTCTTTCCTGCCTTCTTGCCATCCCTGGTGAACTTCTGCTCCCAGTGAGATGGACCGTGCTCATGCTCTACATAGTCGTAAGCATCGGACAGCTTCACGATGCTCTGGAACTCCCTGAGCTGATCACAGTTGTTGATGGTCTCCTCTACCGAAGTTTTGTGCACCATGTACTCCACCAGTGCTGTGTTAAGGATGGGCAGATTGTAGTCAATGTCTGACAGCTCCTTCAGGTAGTCACCTTTGCGCTCAACCTTGCCGTCCTCATCAATCCACAGGTAGTTGTTCACGTCCTTCTGGTAGATCTCACTGATCAGGTCAAGTCCCAGGAGGATGCTGCACTTGTCTGTGCTGCATCTCTGCTCCCACTCCCAGCAGATGTCATCCACCTGCTCAAAGGCCTCATCAGTGTCCGGGATCCGGATGATTAGTCCATCTGTGTTGGACTGGATCAGCTCAAATCCCTCCACCGCTTCCAGATGTTCGATCAGGTCAAGGAGCATGAGCTGGCCATTGATGCACATGCAGTTGTTGTTCCTTGCGTCATAGGCAGGATTGGTCTTATCCTTCATGGCTCCGGACAGTGCATTGAGCAGCTTCTTGTATGGAGCCTGCTCCTTCTTCTTGCCGGCCTTCTTCAGTGCCATCCTGGTGTCATAGACCTTCTTGTAGTTATCGTTCCTGGCTGATCTTGTGACCAGGTCATGAGCGATCAGCATAGATGGATAATAGGATCCCACGTCTACATGCAGGATGTAGCCGGTCAAGTGCACCGGTGCGTTCTCAATGTCCTTGTCACCGTTCTTCTTGATCTTGATGGTACCAATGGCACCATGCAGTCCACCAAAGCCAAACTTGTGAGGGACACCTGCCACCTCTGTGATCAGCTCCTGGCTGTACCACGCTCTCCTCTTCAGGTCATATGCCCTGGTGTGGTCAGGATCCTGAGGAGCTGTCTTCTTCAGTGCCTGGAACCAGTCCATGACGTGCCTGTACTTCTTGATCCTCAGACATGGAAGGAAGAAGTAGTCAAACTCATCTGTGTACTCATGCTTCTGACAGTCCAGGACCTTTGCAGTGATCCGTGCTTCAGTGTCCCCAATGTGCTTCAGATCCAGTCCGAATGCATCCACAATACCAAGCTGTGCCTCAAACTCTGCGTAGCGATGGAAGAAGACCTCAATGGTCTCATGCACGTCATTCCTGCAGTAGAAGATGGTCTGCTCCAGCTCCTCCGGAGTGAGTGGCCGGTCAATGTCAAAGGGAACACTGGTCTCCTTGATGTTGTGGCCCATGAAGCCTTCCATGGCCTTCAGGCCTACAGGAGGATTGGGCATGACATCAAAGTTGTTGAATTCAATATCCCTGAGCATGGAGGAGAACTCCCACGGCTCCCTCTTCTGCACAATGATCCAGTCGTTCATCTCCTTTGCATCCAGTCCACAGAGGATGGCCTTCTGGATCCAGCGGTCATAGTGCCGGCTGTTAAACCCTGTCCAGATGTCATGCCTGTGGTCATTGAAGAACTGCTCCAGCTTCTCTTTGTCGTTGTGGATCACTGTCTCTATCTCATGATCAGCAGTCAGATCTGTCAGGACCACCAGCCAGTCATATCTGAATGTCTCATAATCGTAAAAAACCATGTCAGCCTCCTATGTAACACACTGCCGGAGCGGATCCGGCAGTGTGGCCATCATTGATCAGACATCATAGACATCAAGGATCTCATAGCTCTTGTTGATGTAAGGCTGTCCCTTCTTGTTGGTCTTCTTGCTCTTGGTGATGGTGTAGTCCAGATCATAGGCAAGCTCTTCCATAGCTTCCGCTGCATCTGCAAGGAAGTCAGCCACCACAGTCTGATCCTCCTCAAACTTGCCAAGGATCACAGCGATCTGAGCGGATGTCAGCTCCTCATCATCCAGCAGGTCAGCCAGCAGGATGGCTGTGGAGTTGATGCCGTGCTCGAAGTGGTCATCAAAGGATCCGTTGTAGAAGATCCTGCTGTTCTTGAACTGGCCGTCCGTGATCTTGAACCACAGAGTGATCTGAGGATCTCCCCAGGAAGTCTCACCAAGCTCCAGCTTGTCCACAACTACTTTGTATTCACCGGCCGGGACTTCCTTGAACTTGTTCCTGTTCTCCTTCTGCTCATCCATAGCCTTCTGGATGGCCTTTGCTTCCTTTGCGCTTACCTTGCTGCCGTACTTCTCACTAAGTCTGCTCATGTTATTCCCTCACTTTCCTTGTTCTTCTTGTGCGCTTCTTGCCGGTTGCGATCTCAGTGGATCCCTTCACAAATTCCTCCTTGGTGATCTCCTTGCCACCTTCCGGAGGATATTCACCGGCATGCTTCATGATGTAGTTGCCGTCCTTCTCGATAAAGTAGAACTTGTCCTCTGTCAGCTTTGCATCCTGCTCATCAAAAGGGACTTCCTCAGATCCGTCCTCAGTTACCGGAGGGTTCATGTAGTCCTCAATGGTCTCTTCCTTCTTCTTGCTCCTCCTGGTCTTTCTTTTGGGCTTCTCCTCTTCCTGGGCCTGCTCCTCAGCTTCCTGCCTGTCCAGCTCCTCCTGATCATCGTCATAGGAATCCGGATCAATGTCATCACCGTCATCCAGCAGGAAGAGTCCTGAGAGTGCATATTTCCGTGCATAAGTGGAAGCAGCTCCGGTCAGCTGGCTGTCATCGGACTTCTTCCGCTCCAGCTGCTCCCTTGCATAGGCTGAGATGGCCACATTGGCATCAGTTTCAAGATCCTGCAGGATTGCAGTTGACTTCACATAATACCGGTCACCCATGAGCACCATGTCATCCTGCAGGAGCAGGACCGTCTTGTGCTTCTCTGCCAGAGGCTTGACCTTCTCCAGGATCATGCCTGCAGTCCGGTACTTATATCCACCGAATTTATTATTTTTGCTTTTGGGGACCTTCAGCTCCAGCTGGATCTGCAGCAGTT